TGGAGGTTTAAGAACTTGATTAAATTAGATTATACACTTGAATCTCCTGAAGAGAGAAATGAATTAGTCAAGAAAATCCTCGAAGAAACCCCTAATCCTAGCGATAGCTATCTCGAGATTTTAGCAAATTATTTAATTCTCTGCATGGAGAAACAAGAACGTCGTGAACGTAAAATTCTTACCGATAACCGTATGACTACTGTGAATAAGCGTGAAACTTCTTTTGAAGGGCTTATCTCCCAATTTGAAAATGGCGAAGATGGTATTTATAACCTAATTTCTGAAGATAAAAATACTATCTTTTAGCCAAAAGTAACCATCACCAAAAAAGATTTAGAAGAAATTCCTTTCTTACAATAGTTGCGCGATGGTATTGAAATGTGGGAAGAGAAAGCAAAAACTGCCACAGGAAAAGATGCTTATATTATTAAAAGGACAATTATAGATTTAAGAAAAGACCAATATATTATTAAAAATGCATATAGAAAACCTATCGTATGTAACACATTAGTACATTCTAGAAGCACACTTCCATTAGATGGTGAATTAACAATTAATGAAGATGGCACTGTTTCATCCACTGGTATTACTCTAGCAAATCCTGCCGTTTGTTCAGCAATCTTATGTAATTATTCTAAATTAAAACAAGATTGCGATGGCGAATTTGATAATGACCTTTGGTATATTTTAAAGGATTTTGAGGATACAGCGGACCGTGCCCTTGCCGACTATCCCTTATATTATAAACTAATGATATATAAAATAGACGGCATGCAAAACATAGATATTTAGCAAGCCCTTCAATTTGAGTTTGGTATCAAGCATAGCGTCGAGTATATTTCTAGTCTCTGGCGCAATAAGATACCAAACTTAATTGCTGCCCAAGCAGAAGATGATTATCTAAATTGGTATTATACCATGGTAGAGAAAGGCACCTACAAAAGATGTAGTCGATGCGGATAGGTTAAACTGGCAAATAATCGTTATTTTAGCAAGAATAAAACTAGTAAAGATGGTTTTTATTCAATTTGTAAATGCTGCCGAAATAAGAAAAGAAAAAATTTGGACACAGCCGATTAATAAGTGCCCGAATATTGTTTTAACTTATAAAGGAGGCGAAAAATATGCCAGTAGATAAAAAAGAAAAATGTTTTTGTGATAAATGCAAAAAATTAAAAAGTGCCGATGAATTTTATCAAAGCAATGATATAACTAAATATCCCACTGGTAAGTTGCGCCAATGTAAACAATGTATTACGATGCATGTAGACAATTGGGACCCAAAAACTTATTTATGGATAATTCAAGAGTGCGATGTACCATATATTCCAGAAGTATGGAATAAACTATTAAAATCATATGCGAAAGACCCTACTCGTGTAACTGGAATGACAATTATGGGGCGATACCTTGGGCAAATGAGATTATAGCAATGGCGCGATTATCGTTGGAAAGATAGTGATTATTTATAGCAAGTTGCTTTAAATAAAATTGAATCAACAATGAAAGCTGGAGGATACGATGCTGCAGAGATTGCCGAAGCAGTTGCTGCCTCTCGGCAGGACCTAACTCCTGTGCGCCCTCCAGATTTAGATGAACCAGTAGCAGAAACATCTAATACTGTTTCATATAATCCATGGAATAATGATGAAGTTGAAGATGACCCCCTTGTAGCATCATTAACAGACGATGATAAATTAATGTTGTTAATGAAATGGGGCAAAAGTTATAAACCATCTGAATGGATTCAATTAGAAAAGTTATATAATGAAATGACTGAATCATATGATATTCAAACTGCGGGCCATTTTGATACTTTAAAACTTGTATGTAAAACATCTCTTAAAGCTAATCAATTATTAGACCTTGGAGATGTAGATGGCGCATAGAAGATGATTAAAATGTATGATGCTTTAATGAAAAGTGGTAAATTCACAGCCGCGCAAAATAAAGCTGAAAATGGTGATTATATTGATTCAGTATCTGAACTTGTTGCCCTTTGCGAAAAAGATGGTTTTATCCCCCGTTATTATACTGATGGGCCACAAGATAAAGTAGACCGCACCATTCAAGACCTTCAAGGTTATACTCGTAATCTTATTATGGAAGAGCAAAATCTTGGTGAAATGATTGAAGCAGCAGTGCGACAAATCCAATAGACAAAAGAAAATGAGGCAATACTTGATGCCGAGGCCGCGGGCGATGATGAAGCATTTGAAAATTAGTTATTTGATGAACACTAGAGTTTCTTAAATGATGAAGAGTTTGCGGAATTGCGGCAACAGGTAGATGATGAGGTTCAAGACGATGAAGACTTTTTAGCATCCTTAATAGATGATGAGGACCTCTTATAATGGCTCTTAAAGATTTATTAAGTATTTCTACAAAAAAGAAAATTGGTCTTTCCGAAGAACGTCTTGAACCCATCAGACCAATTTTACGACAATATATAGCATATTGGCGAGAATATCCCGATATGTTTATTGATTTTTTATAGGGTGGTATTGAGGGCAAAATCCCTGAAAGTGGTTTACATTTTTATTTTTATCAGCGTGTATTTTTGCGCGTTGCTATGAGATATAAATATGTATATATGGTATTCCCTCGTGCGTATTCTAAATCATTTTTATCAGTATTAGTTTTAATGTGCCGTTGTATTCTTTATCCAAGAGCTAAACTATTTGTAACCTCTGGTGGTAAACAACAGGCAGCTGATATTATTAAAGAAAAAGTTGAAGAACTTTGTTCATTAGTGCCGGCGCTCAATCGTGAGCTAGACCGACGCCCTGGACGTACTCGCTCTAGTAAAGATTATTGTATATTTGTATTCAAAAATGGCTCATATTTTGACAATGTGGCTGCTAGTGAAAAGAGCAGAGGTAAACGTCGTCATGGTGGTCTTGTAGAAGAAAGCGTTGGCGTAGATGGAAAAATTCTATCAGAAGTTATTATTCCTACTATGAACGTTTCTCGTCTTTGTATGGATGGCACTATGCAACCAGCTGAAACACTTAATAAAAGTTAGATTTTTGTCACAACCGCTGGTTGGAAAGGTACTTTTGCTTACGACAAGCTTATTCAGTTACTCGTCTGGATGGTTACTGAACCAGAAAAAGCTTATATTATGGGTGGAACCTGGCGCATTCCAGTTCTTATGAAACTTCTTGATCGTTCATTTATTCAAGATTTAAAGGCCGACGGTACTTATAATGAAGCCTCGTTTGACCGTGAGTATGAATCAAAATGGTCTGGAACCGCTGAAAATGCTTTCTTCAATGGCGATACATTTGACCATTGCCGCATCTTGAACTAGCCAGAATATGAATACTCTGGTAGGTCAGCAGCGCATTCATATTATATATTAAGTGTTGATGTAGGCCGAAAGGGATGCGATAGCGTAGTTTGTGTATTTAAAGTTACTCCTTCTAGTGTTGGTCCTGCTATTAAATCATTAGTTAATGTATATACAATGACCGATGCGCATTTCCAAGATTAGGCTATAAAATTAAAACGCTGGTTTTATAAATATAAAGCTCGTCGTCTTATTATTGATGCTAATGGTCTTGGTATTGGTCTTGTAGATTATATGGTTAAAGCGCAAGATGATGAAGCTACAAATGAGCATTTTCCAGATTTTGGTGTTTATGGTGGAACTCAAGAGGATGCCGCTGAAGAATATAAGAAATATCGTACTTCAGAAACAGAAGAAGATGCTATGTATCTTATTAAAGCTAATGCGCCCGTTAACTCAGATGCACATGCTAATGCCCAAACCCAATTAAATGCGGGTAAGGTAAAAATGCTTATTGATGAACGTGTCGCTAAAGGTAAATTATTAACTACAAAAGCCGGACAAAAAATGACACCTGAAAAAAGGGCAGAGTATTTAAAACCATTTACTCAAACTTCCATATTAAAAGAGGAAATGATGAACCTTCGTGAAGAAAATGAAGGTGTTAACATTATTTTAAAGCAAGCTAATAAAAGTATCCGAAAAGATAAATTTTCTGCTTTTGAATATGGATTATATTATATTAAATTAGAAGAAGATTCTAAAAAGAAGAAAAAGAAATTTAAAATTACAGATATGTTATTTTCAAATTAAGGGAGGCGTTCAGCATGTTAAGTTCGCGTGGTGAAATTAAAATTCACGAGATATTAGAAGATGCGGGATTGCGCTTTCAAGAAGAATTTATAATACCTGGTTTATGTAGTTCAAATGGGAGACCATTGCGTTTTGATTTCGCTGTGTTTGATGATGATGGCAATCTAGATTTTTTAATTGAGTATCAAGGTCGTCAACATTATGAACCTAGTAGTAAATTTGGCGGAAAGCGTGGTTTCTACCAATAGCAATATAATGACGGTAAAAAAAGAAGATTTTGTATGCTGCATGGTATTAAATTAATTGAAATTCCATATTTTGAAGAAAATTTAATTACTTATGATTATATTATTCATAAAGCTGGATATTAAGGAGGTGGCGTTTTGAATACATCAGAAAAACAAGCTGCTATCCATAACAAAGGCTTTAATATGGCACAAGAAGTGATTACTCCTACTGGCGATTTAACTGAATATGGTAAAATTAAAGTAGGCCTTAAAACAGTTGATGATGCAGTAATGGAGCTCGGCGCCTTTACATCAAAGCGAATTCCTTTTGTTTCTAAAGAAGAGATTATTCGCGCAATAGCTACATTGGATTATCCTAAAATGCGGCTATTATCAGATTTCTTCTATTCAGCAAGTGGTATCTATCAAACAGTATGTAATTATTTTGCTTATTTATACCGTTATGATTGGTATATTTATCCAGAGAATATAAAGAAAACTGTTAAACCAGATAGAGTAATTGAAGAATATCAAAAATTATTGTCATATTTAGATAATACTTATATTAAAACCCTATGCGGAAAAATTGCTCTCAAAGTAATTAAATAGGGTTGCTATTATGGGTATATAGTTGAGGGTAAAAATGGTATGCTTCTTTAGGAGTTACCTCCTGACTATTGCCGTGTGCGGTTTAGTGTAGGTAATCTTCCTGCTGTAGAATTTAATATGAAATTCTTTGATGAAAAGTTTTTAGATGCGGTTTATCGCTTAAAAGTAATCTAGATGTTCCCAGCCGAATTTATTGAAGGCTATAAATTATTTAAAGCTGGTAAATTGGAAGGCGACCCAAGAGGAACAGATTATGGATGGTATTTATTAACTCCTGGTAATGTTGTAAAATTTAATTTAAATGATAGTGATATTCCAGTATTTTTAAATGCCATTCCCGCAATCATTGATTTAGATGCGGCTCAAGCATTAGACCGTAAAAAATAGATGTAGAGATTGCTAAAAATCCTTGTGCAAAAACTGCCAATGGATAAAAATGGTGACTTAATTTTTGACGTAGATGAAGCTCGTGATATTCATAATACCACAGTAGAAATGCTACGTCGTGCAATTGGTGTTGATGTTATTACTACATTCGCTGATGTTGAATCTATTGATATTAGCGATAAAAATACAACAACAACCGTAGATGATTTAGCAAAGTGCGAGCGCACAGTATATGATGCACTTGGTGTTTCTCGTAATTTATTTAATACCGATGGTAATTTATCATTGGAAAAGAGTATTTTAGATGATGAATCTACTTTGCGCAATCTAATTTCATAGTTTAGTATTTTCTTTAATTATGTTGTTGATAAAAAAAGTAGTGCTAAAAAATTTGATTTTAGATTTTAGATGTTAGAAACAACCCAGTATAATTATAAAGAATTAGCGAAGTAGTACAAAGATTTAACTGCTAATGGTCAATCCAAGTTCTTACCAATGGTTGCGCTCGGTCATTCACAAAGTTCTATCCTGAACCTGGCACAATTTGAGAATGATGTACTTGACTTACCATCCATTATGATTCCTCCTCTTATGAGTTCTACAATGAATGGGGAAGATATTTTGGGCAGGAAAAATCAAACAACTAATAACAATTCACAAAAATCATCAGAAGGTGCAGGTCGTCCTACTAAACCTGATGATTAGAAAAGCGATAAAACTATGAAAAACATAGCTTCGCAGAAATAATGAAGGGAGATAGAAGGAATGATTAATAGTATTCCATTGGAAAACAAACCGATAGAAGTATTAAATATTACTTCTATCAACCCCTTAATTTCTAAATGTGATATTAAGGTTTGCTATGTGTCTGATGAGCCAAATCGCAACCGTAGCATTATCACAAAAGAAATGGGTAAAAAACTTGCGGCTTCACTCCCTGGCAGTCCAATAGTTGGACATTATAATAGAGATGAACAAGACTTTGAAGAGCATAATCGTATTTTAGAATTCGTAAATGGTAAATTAACATTGTCAGAAGATACTAAACCATATGGTTTCTGCGATATAAATGCGCCTGTATGGTTTTAGTGGTTTAATGATAACGGAGTAGAACACGAATATTTAATGACACAAGGTTATTTATGGACAGGTCAGTATAAAGAAGCGCAAGGTATCATTGATAATGGAAATAATCAATCAATGAAACTTAATAATGAAAGTGTTAAAGGAAGTTGGACAAAAGATAGTAAAGGATTACCACAATTTTTCATTATTAATGAAGCAATAATTGAAAATTTATGTATTTTAGGACGTGATGTAGAACCATGTTTTGAAGGTGCATAGATTACATCTGCTACCGAGTTTTCATTAAATGACAGCTTCAAAAAAGAGTTATTCTCACTAATGGAGCAGATGAAAAAAATTCTTGATAAGGGAGGAACACCAGTGTTTACCACTTATGCTGTTGAAATTGGTAGTTCCTTGTGGAACACATTATATGCGGTTGCTATTAGCCATGAGTGCCGTATTAATGGTGTTTTTGAGGACAACGACCAAAAGTTTGCGGTATTACAAGACAGTAATAACAAGTATTATCGTTTAGACTTTTCAGTTGATGAGGCTGCTGGGTGTATTCCTGCTGATGAATTAGTAGAATTGAATGAATATGCAGCACCAGAAGAACCACAATTTTCTGATGAAGCTATTGCTCAATATGTTGCTAGTTTAACAGAAGAGGAAGCCGAAGAAGTTCCCGCAGAAGAAACTGTTCCAGAAGAGGAAGCCGTAGAAGAAGTAGAGTCAGCCGAGGACAGTGAGACTGAACCCGAACCCGAGGCAGAACCTGCCGAAGAACCTGCTGCTTATGTTTTAACCGATATTCCTGAATATGTAGAATTACAAAATCAGTATGCGGCATTACAAGCACAAGTAGCTAATTTGCAGGAGCAAATTACTGCTCTTACAACTGAAAATACAGAATTAACATCCTTTAAAGCTGGTATTGAGCGCCAGGAAAAACAGGAGTTAATTAATACATTCTATATGTTATCTGATGCCGATAAGCAAGATTGTATTGATCATATTGATACATATAGTAAAGATGATATCGAAGCAAAATTATCTATTATTTGTGTTCGCAATAAAGTGAGCTTTGATCTTGACAAACCTGGCACAGCCGGTCAGCCAAAGACCTTTAATTTGAATAGTATTGATACTACTCAAAGTCAAGCCATGCCTGCTTGGATCCAAAGAGTTAAAGACGTTGCGAAAAATAGTAATATTTAACAAGGAGGAAAAGATATAAAATGCTTAGTGATTTCTTAAAGAAGAATATTAAGAGCCAAGCTGCTTATATTCAGAAGCATGGCTACGGCTATGGCCAAGTAGAGCCCAATCATCTTTCCGCCCAGGCAACAAAGGAAGTTTATGCACAACTTCCAGCCCAGAAGGATATTGAGATTCTTGAGAATGGCCAGTTTGTAAAGTATGACTACTTAAACGAAGTGGTTGACTTTGAAGGCAAAGGCGAGTGGATGCTCGTTTGGAATGAGATTAAGCTTTATCGTGACCATCAGGATGATTGCGAGTTTGCAATGATTCGTGATAACTATAAGGCCCGTGTTTACAGTCCCTTCGGTGGTGACCGTGATGGCAATCCTGACACAGTATGGCAGAAGCAATCTCGTTACTACAATGGTCAGGGCGTAGATGCTGCTGATGGTAGTATCACATTTGACCAAAAGGCTGGCACAGTAAGCTTCGGTGAAGGTGACAGTGCAAAGACTTTCCCAATTGACGACGTAACTGCCGCTCCCGATATGTATGAGATTCATTACAATGAGGATCCATTCCACATTGAGTCTCTCTATAAGGAGAAGTTAATGCCAGAAAATGGTAGTTCTATGGTTCCTCGCGTAATGAAGACCCATGTTGGCGATATCTTTACAACCAATATGATTGGTGATGAAGATGTTGAACTTGGCGCCGAATTAAGTCCTCGTAAGGCAGACGGTATTCTTTCCGTTGATGGCGATGGTTCTATCGTATGGCAAGTTGTAAAGATTTATACAATGCCCGATCATCAGCCCGGCGTAAAGCTGATGAGAATTAAATAATAAGGAAAGGAGAAGAAGATAATGTTAGAGAGAGATCAATTATTGCAGCTTATGAAAGTTGCTGCTAAAGCAAATCCTTCTGCTCCTACTGCTTATAGTTGGAATGGCGAGAGCCTTTCTAGCGAAGCAATTAATGAGACTCTTCGTCAAGAGCTCAACGAGTTAGCTGGCACATATGCCCTCTACCGTGAAAATAAAAACACAATCTTCAGTCTGATTGAGCAGACAATGGATGAAGTCCTTCCAAAGAAGGTTGTTGAGCAATATAATCAATTTGCAGAAGTTAAAGTATTTGCCCAGGGTGATAAGCCCATCTTCCGTCGCAAGCTGAACTCCAATAATCGTGCAAAGCAATTCATTACTCGTGTTGGTCTTGCTGGTGTATATGAAGTATTCAAGCTTGGTAAGAATGAGGAAGCCTTTGAGGTACGCACAAGCGCCATCGGCGGTGCTGCTCAAATCGGCTTTGAAGAGTTCCTTGATGGCCGTGTTGATTTTGCTGAATTAGTACGTATCGTCATGGATGGTATGGATGAACTCATTTATAAAGAGGTTGCCCATGCCCTTAAAGCTTCTATCAATCAGCTCCCACCTGCCAATCGCGTTGCTGCTAATGGCTTTGATGAGGCTGAGTTTGATCGTTTAATCGCTATTGCTGCTGCTTATGGTACACCTACAATTTATTGTACTTATGAGTTTGCTGTTCGTATGATTCCTCAAGAAGCATGGCGCTATACAGAGGCCATGAAGGATGAATTATGGCGTACCGGTCGTCTTGCACAGTATAAGTCAACTAAGGTTGTAATTCTTGAGCAAGGTTTTGAAGATGAAACAAATAGCCGTAAGGTTATTGATCCAGGTTATTGCTGGATTATTCCTTCTGGTGCCAATAGCAAGCCTGTCATGATCGCTTTTGAGGGTGGCACACTTGTTGACGAAGAGCATAACCGTGGTGACTGGAGCCGTGAGATTCAGGTCTATCGTAAGGTTGGCGTACAGGCTATGTTAGCTAATAACATTTGCTGCTATGTAGATACTTCACTCATGGGTCAGTTAGAGCAGTTCTTCTTTGATGGCGTAACTGGTCGTGTCATTACTTATGATGGCCGTTATGACGGTGCCGTAAGCGCTGATGGTGAACCAGCTGATAATGGTAGTGACTCTGGTAATAACTCAAACCCTTAATTCAGGTTACAGCAGCCAAATTAACTACCGCACCTGATGATGTAAATAAAGAGCAATCTCAAGCTAATCAGGACGCTGTAACCGTTTCTCAGAGTGGTAGTTCAATCGTTATCCGTGGTAATTTGGAAACATTGAACAGCTTTGCATCTACTAACCCAAATCAAGGGACCGCCAAGTGGATTGGTCTTGATTTAGCCACTAACTTAGACAGTATTACTGCTTTGAAGTGGAATGGTTCTCAATTAACTGAGGACGATGTTGCCGAAGCCGCTTCCGTTGGTCTTGGTGCAGGACATATTGTGTTCTGGACAAAAGCCGACGTAATTAGTTAGGCACCTCGTACAATCAGATTAAGTGCTGAAGGACGCGAGCCTGTTGATATTACCGTATCTTTTGAGGAAAATAATTAATTAAATATATAACTATGTTAAAGGGGAGTAGGGGAAAATCCCCTTCTCCCCTTATTTTTATTAGAGAAAAAGGAGATAAATTTAATATGGCTAAAACATGGTATTATAATGTTGCTAACCGTAGTGCTAGCACAGTAGTGTATAAAATTCCAGAAATGAATATTCGTAGAACATTTGCACCTGGCGAAGTGAAGCGTCTTACATTTGAAGAACTCCAAAAATTAAGTTATTAGCCCGGTGGACGCGAATTAATGGCGAATTTTTTACAAATTAGAAGTGAAGGTATTGTCAAAACATTAAATATTCCCGCACAACCTGAATACTACATGGATGAAAATCAAATTATTGAGCTTTTAAAGACAGGCTCATAGGCGGAGTTTTTAGATTGTCTCGATTATGCGCCTGTTGGTGTAGTTGATTTGATTAAGAAATATGCGGTAAGCCTTCCTTTGACTGACTATGATAAGCGTTAGGCTTTGAAGACAAAAACAGGCTTCGATGTAGATGAAGCTATTAAGAATGAAGCTGCTGAAAAAGCTGAGGAAGAGGGAACAACTGTGACTCCAGCCGCTGCTGCTGAAGTTCCAAGTGGTCGCAGAACCACTGGTGATAAATATAAGGTAATTAGTAGTCATTAACTAATTAACGAAGGGAGGCGAACTGTGGATGACACCTTTCACAGAAGTATATAATCGCTTTCTTGGAAAAATTACTGATGATATGTATGTTGAGCTAACACCCCAAGATACAATTAAGGATTTGCGTGTAATGTTAATTGATGCAATTCCTAATTTTGAATTTCCTCGTCATAATTTATATGATTATAATATTGATTAGGAAGTTAAACCTGAAAGTGAATTACTTGAAGAAGATTTTGTTTTAGGTTTACTTTGGGATGATACACTTGACGATGAAGATGAGGGACAACCTCCACTAGTGGCCGTAGAGCATTCTTGCTTTGCGGCTACTTTAAATTCTGAAGAAATTAATATTTTAGCTATTCTAATGATGATAGCCTGGCTCCAACGGCAAGTAACCTCTATTGAAAACACTCGTATGAAATATAGTGGTGCTGATTTTAAAATGACATCACAAGCTAATCATTTACAAAAATTATTAGGCTTATTAAGTGAATGTTAGCGTCAATCACATCATATGCAACGTTTATATAAACGTCGCTATATTAATATGAAAGATTTAAACTATAAGTCTAACTGGAAAAATGCAGTTGGACATGGGGTTTATTATTAATGGACACCATTTATGGATTTAAGTTTTCATAGGAAGTAATTTTAAGTGATGTTAAAAGATTAACTAATTAGCTTTGGAAATTGATTCCTATGAAGGAAAACGAAGAGGATTGGAGCAAACAATTAAATAGTGTTATTATTGAAATCGCTGGGAAACATGTTATATTTCATGAGGACTAGCGATTTTTATAGTTGTTATCTAAATTAGAAGGACTAAAAACAGTGGATTTAGAATTTTCGTTATATCGTAAAACCGTTTTTGAATGTATTAATTTATTATAGGAAGTTGGGAAAAGCATATGCCAAAACGATTAATTCCTATGTAGCCTGCAGGGCTTAATATTCATAATAATGCACTTAAAAGTATCGCTTACCGCCTTGGTAGAACAGATTTGCCACATTATCATAAAGATACTGTGCCTGGAGCGAATGGGATGGCGATATAGCTAGCAGCCCGTGGTGGTTTTCCACAACAGGAAAGAATGATTCGAGATAAGCGAAAATCATTAGATAGAGCTACTTTGTATTCATATCAAGCAGCTCTTATTAAAAAATGTATTCCCGAGAATACACCATTAATGGACGGGGAGCAAAATTTACCCGTTCGTGCTTTAATAAACCCTGATAAAAATAAATTTGATTACGACAATAAGATTGTGTCTGTTGGATTTGAGCATGATTTTCATCCTGGTGATGTATTTGAATGGCTGCGTACTAATAGTTATTGGTTAATTACTCTACAAGATTTAGATGAAATTGCTTATTTTCGTGGAGAAATTAGACGTTGTGATTATATATTAAATTGGTTAGATGAAGATGGTAATACACAATCTAGCTATGTCTCTGTGCGCGGACCAGTTGAAACAAAAATTAATTTTATTCAAAAGCATGGAATAAGCGTAGATGAACCAAATCATTCTTTACATATTTATATGCCACGAACAGAAGCAGCTTGTAAATATTTTAAGCGATATGCTAAATTTTATTTAAGCTCTGCCGATTTTCCAGTAGATTAGATTTGTTGGAGAGTTGAAGCCGTTGATGCTGTAAGTACTGTTGGCATATTAGAATTAAATGCCGTTGAATACTATTCAAATAAAGATGAAGATGATGTAGAAAATGGCATCGTTGGTGCGCATATTTAGAAAATAGAAATTCCTGCTCAAAATGAAGACAGTGCAATTATTGGAGAAACTTTTATTAGACCAAAAGTAGAATATGTATATTATGTAAATACTCATAAAGATGGCTATTGGTATTTAGGAGAAACGAAAGTGCCTGTTTAGTTAGATGCTTTTGTTAATGAGAAAAATTATTCTGCGGTCCGTATTAAATGGAATTCTTCATATAGTGGTCAATTTGATTTATATTATAAGTGTTTAACTGGGGAAGAAATTACATCTAAAACAATTGTAGTTGAATCTCTATTTTAAGTGAAAAAGGAGTGTTTCAAAAATGAGAATAGAAGGGTATGTACCGCCAAAATCTAGTTTCTTATCTCTTAATAAAGATATGAAAATTTTGGTGAATAAGATTTTGAGCAATCAAAGATTAAAGAAATTATTATATTATTAGGTGAAAGACCCTTTGAGCAAGCCAAATTTAACTGAAGAAGAAAGTTTAAGCTTATTTGGTTAGCAAATTAAGATGGTTCCTAAATTATATGTTGATAAAGATTTATTAACATATATGATAATTTCTTTTGATAATTTTGTTGAGAGCTCAAATCCACAATTTAGAGATAATATCATTGAGTTTGATATTATTTGTCACTTTGATTCATGGTAGTTAAATGATTTTGATTTGCGACCTTATCGTATTGCGGCAGAACTTGATAGTATGTTAGACAAACAAAAACTAACTGGTATTGGTTTATTAGAATTTGTAGGAGCAAGTCAAATTGTATTAAACAGCGAATTTGCTGGTTTATGTTTAATGTATCGTGCATATCATGGTGGAGAAGATAAAAAGAATATGCCCAATCCTGCTGATTAGGAACAATTTGAAAAAGAATTTAAAGAAACATAGCAAACTTATAAAGAATTATCTAGTCAAGAATGAGAGACTATAGATTAGCTTTATAGTGTGGTATTGATTTACCAGTTCCAGAATGTCAAATTGTTCTGCATTAGCCTAAAATTTATGAAATAGGATTAATTGGAGAAACAGACTTTTTTGCTGGTGTTTAGTGTTTATGTTTATATAAATCAATGTTTGTTTAGGGCAAAGAAGATTTATCTGACATAAATAATTTTTAGATATTTATGACGATAATGCAAGAAAAAGAAGCTAAAGATAAAAAAGAAGCTGTTAAATTAGTATTATCTTTATTATTACCAGATTATAATATTTTATTTACACCAAATTCTTTGGTATTATAGCCTCATAATAAAGAGCAAGAAAATAAGACAATAGATATTAATAATTTTGAATAGCTTCAAGAAATCTTGCGTTTAGTTTTTTGTATGAAAGAAGGCCCAATGACCTAGCAAGCTTTTAATCCAAAAGGATAGAAAGCTAAAGAAATTGCTGAAAAGTTAATGAAGGGTCGTGAACGTATTGCTGCTGAAAATGGTAGCAACAATACTAGTATTTTTAGTCAATATATGTCAATATTGGAGACTGGATTACATTTTTCTCCTTCAATATTGAAAGACATGACTATGTATCAGCTTTATGATTAGGTAGAACGTTTTATGCTAAAAATGGCATGGGATTAGGATGTAGCTATTAGGCTTGCCGGAGGGAAACCTGATGATAAACCTGATAACTGGATGAAAAATATTCATTAAAATTAAAAGGAGGAAAAAACTCTATGCGTTTTGGTGTTAGAGAGATTTGCAACGTTGTTCTTCGTGCGAAAGGACGTCAGCAAGTTGGTAATAAAATTTTCTATAAGCATGAGCCTGTTATCTATTTTGATACATTAAAGACTTCTAGTTTAGAGGGCGCTGCAACAACCGTATATGCACAGGGCGGTCGTGGTAATTCACGTCTCGTAGCCTGGGAAGGTGAGCGTACAATTACTTTCACAATGGAAGATGCTTTGATTTCTCCAGAGGGTTTCATGATTCTGTCTGGTGCTGGCTTAATTGAAGGTTCTGAAGCTAAGCCTATTATGCAACACATCACAGAGACTATTGATGGTGCCGATGTAGAGCGTACAGAAGATGGCTATACATTCTCTGTAAGTAAGCCTGCTTATTTACCATCTAATAAGGGTGATAATTTTGCTTATGTTATGTTCATGAAGGATGGCGAGATTATTACTGAGCCATATATTCCAGAGCATTTAGAGAGTGAAGATGCATATCCTACAAGCACAGATTTAGTTATTAAGCCCCATGATTGTTATGATGATGCTCATGGCGCCGATGCTGAGAATCCTGGTTATGTAATTGAAAAGCATGTTGATGAACTTGATGGCGCTTTTGATAGCGTACTGGTAGACTATTATACTCCACGTAAGTCTTATGCAAAGCAGATTGAGATTACTCCCGATAAGTTCGGTGGTAACTTCTATCTTGAGGCAGAGACATTATTCCGTGATACTAATGGTTTTGATATGCCTGCTGAATTTATTATTCCTAACTGCAAGATTCAGTCTAACTTCACATTTACAATGGCTTCTTCTGGTGACCCATCCAGCTTCACATTCACAATGGATGCATTCCCAGATTATACTCGTTTTGACCATAGCAAGAAAGTACTTGCTGCTATTCAGATTATTGAGGAAGAGGCTTCTCAAGATAACCATCGTGGTGAGACACCTATTGGTGATTACTCAATTCGCGGTGGAGACAATGAGGACCATCACGATACATTTGACGAGCACTAAGTTAAATAATTTAGAGGGGAA